TGAATTGACTGGCCTGATCCCTGCGGTAACTATGAACGCTAGTGCTGAACGCGCTGGTATCAACCAAAACATCGTTGTAGACGTTGAACCTGCTGGTAACGTGTCTAACATTACACCTGCTATGACTGTTCCTGATCCAACTGGTCAGACTTCAGGCAGCACTGTAATTCAGATCACGAAGTCACGAGCTGCTGAGTTTGGCTTTATTGGCGACGATCAGAAGAAACTGAACACTGGCCCAGGCTACTTGAGCGTCCGAGCGAATAAAATTGCTCAGGCAATCCGAGCTGTAGCCAACGAAGTCGAATCTGATTTGGCTGGCTTACAGGCTACGTTCTCACGAGCATACGGCACCGCTGGCACTACGCCATTCGGTACTGCTAATGATTACACCGATGCTTCCAATGTTCTCAAGATCTTGAAGGACAACGGTAGCCCGCAGAGCGATAACCAGTTGGTTATTAATACTGCTGCTGGTGCTAACTTCATTGGTAAGCAATCAGCGGTTAACTCTGCTGGTACTGACTCAATGCTGCGTCAAGGCGTGTTGCTTGATCTTGCTGGTATGCCTTTGCGCGAATCAGCTCAGATCGCAGACTTCACTGCTGGAACGGGCACAAGTGCAACCACTGATGCTTCTGGCTACGCTGTAGGCGCTACGGTCTTGACCTTGGCATCTGCTGGTACTGGAACGCTGTTGGCTGGTGACGTTGTGACTTTCGCTGGCGACAGCAACAAGTACGTTATCACCTCTGGCGATGCTGATGTATCAGGCGGTGGGACGATCACTTTGGCGGCTCCAGGATTGCGCGTTGCAATGAGCACAGCTACTAAGGCCATCACGGTCGTTGCTTCTGCTGCTCGTAACATGGCTTTCAACCGATCTGCCCTTGTCCTCGCTGCTCGTGCACCTGCGCGACCAGAAGAAGGCGACATCGCTGAAGACGTGATTGTTATCACTGATCCGCGCTCAGGTTTGAGCATGGAATTTGCCATGTACAAAGGCTATAGAAAAGTACGTTATGAAGTTGGTTTGGCTTGGGGTGTTAAAAACATCAAGCCCGAGCACACTGCATTGCTGCTTGGCTAAAACCTCTGAGATGGGCTGCCCCGTTTGGGGTGGCCCTATCAGTTAAGGAGTAAAGAATGTCGGTAGTTGAAACGGTAGTTGTGGTACGGAAAGACCACCCAGACGGTAAGGTAGAAATAAACAAATCAGATCTGACTGACAAAGATGTAATTTGGTCAGATAAACCAGCGCCTAAAGTATCCAAAAAGGCTAAGTAATGTCAGCACAGGGCATCAGGTTATCGACTTCTGCTAAGGCAGATACCTCGCATGAACTGGTGACTAGGGTTGACAGATTACCCGTTGACTCGATCAACAATGATATAGCTCGAGGCAAAGTACCTAACGCAAGCCCTTTTAATTCGTTTGGTCAAAGAGTGTTTAGCGGGGCAGTAACCGATCAAATGATATGGTCGAATGGCGCGTTTATTGGCCCAGCAATCGGCGGTCTACAGATGTCAGTTGTGAGCACAAGCGCTAATGACGCATCAGGCGGCACTGGTTTAAGAACGGTTGAAGTTCATTATTTAGACACTGAACTAGTCGAGCAAGTTGAAACTATAACGCTCAACGGCACGAGCCCAGTAACAATGTCAGCAACGGACGTTTATTTCATCAACGAATTGCACGTCTTAACTTTTGGGTCTAACAAGAAAGCAGCAGGAGACATCACGGTTTATAATGGATCTGATGTTTACGCCGAAATTCTAACGGGCGAGAACACGCAATTTTCGTCAGCTAAAATGGTTCCTAAAGGCAAGGTTTTCTATTTAGCGGGCGCGATAGCTGGCAGCTCAAGCTCAAGCTCAGATTCAAGAGTAACTGTAAAATTAGTCGCAAACAGATACAACGGAATAACATTTGCTGATCCGTTTGTTTTCATACCTTACGGATTGGTAGAGCTGCAAGACAGCACAGTGACATACAACTTCCCTATTCCGTCGGGGTTCCCTGCTGGGGTGGTGGTGGGATTGTTAGCAACAACCGACAAGGCTTGTCTAGTGACTGGCTCATTGTACGGATGGATTGAGGACGCATAATGGCGACGATTATTGTTGAGACAGGCGCAGGGTTGACCAATTCAAACAGCTATGTTTCTGAGGCTGATCTTGCAACTTATGCAAGTGACCGAGGCATTACGATAACAGGTACAGCGGCAGTCCTAATCATCCAAGCAATGGACTATTTAGAAAGCCGTCAATTCCTTGGCACTAAGTCAGACATCGATCAGGCGCTCCAATGGCCCCGTTTCGGGGTTGAAGTGGATGCGTATTACGTTGACTCAGACGAGATCCCAACGCTGCTTAAACAGGCTGAAATGGAGATCTGTATCGCCATAGACGGCGGTGTTGATCCGTTAGCTAACTTAGGCCGCGAGACCAAACGAGAAAAGGTAGGCGATCTTGAGGTTGAGTATGCCGTTGGAGCAAGGCCAGATACATACCTGACCGCTGCTGAGGCTAAATTACGAAAGTTGTTAGTCAACCCGTATAAGGTGTATCGTGCCTGATTATGTAGCCCTTAAAGGTACAGCGACCAGCCTGATAACTCAGTTTGGCGCAACTGCCACGTTCACTAGGACGGGAAGCAGCACGTTTGATCCAGCAACGGGAACGTATAGCGGAGGCTCAACGGTTACTGTGACGGGCAAAGGCGCAAGATTAAACTTTACCAAAGGCGAAATAGACAGCGAAACAATCCAGCGGGATGATGTTAGGTTAGTCTTTCAGGCTGGGAACGGTGCGCCACAAATTGACGACAACTGTAGCTTTGATTCAGTTGATTATCGGGTCATGGATGTTCGGACGGTCTCGCCATCTGGTACGGATGTATATTATGACGTTCAGCTTAGACATTAAGGAATTTGCAGAGAAGACAGAGCGCAACGTCAATGATGTAAAGCAAACTGTGGCAATAGATTTGTTTGGTTCGATAATTAAAAGCAGCCCAGTTGATACAGGTAGATTCAGAGGCAATTGGAACGCAAGTATTAATTCGCCAGACTTATCAGCATCGAGCAGCATAGACCCTTCTGGCCAAGGCAGTACGTCAAAAATGGCGCAGACTATAGAAACATCAACGGTTGACGATACGTTATACATATCAAACAACCTGCCCTATGCTCAAAGATTGGAATACGGCTGGAGTAAGCAAGCGCCGAGCGGAATGGTTAGAATCAACATAGCAAGATTTCAAGCGGCAATACAAAAGGCAATAGCGAAGCTACCCAAATGACGACAACATTTTCAGACATTAGCGCAGCGCTCGACAGCAGATTAAACACGCTGTCAGGTTCTTCACCTATTGCTTGGCCAAGCACAGTATTTAAGCCCACAAAGGCAACGCTTTATCTACGGGGAACAAACTTACCCGCGAGCACAGAACAAGCTGGATTGGGGGCAAGCGGTTTAGACGAGCACCTTGGTATTTATCAGGTGGACGTTTTTGCGCCAGCGGGGAAAGGTAGAGGGCCAGCAGAAGTGAAAGCTGATGCTATTGCGGATCATTTTAAACGAGGCACTGACTTGGTATATAATGGGGTCACTGTGCGCTTGGGTAATGTTTCGCGCAATGCGGGAATAATAGACGATGACCGATACGTCATCTCAGTTTCGATCAACTATATGGCTCATGTAGCCCCGAGGTAACTTATGACAATTGCAACAGGCTCACGGCACGACATGGCTTACATTGCCGAAACTACTTTTGGCACGACTCCAGCAACGCCAGCATTCACCCCGATTCGACATACTGGAACGACCCTTGGGTTGTCTAAAGATGCGATTGAATCGGAAGAACTCAGAGAAGACCGACAGATTGCTCATTTCCGACATGGGAACAAAAGCGTGTCAGGTGATATTAACTTTGAGCTTTCTTATGACTCGTTCAATGATTTAATTCAGGCGGTCGCTTGCGGCACTTGGTCGGCAGACGCTGACCCAGAATTAATCGTTGGCTCTACTGCTCGATCATTTACGATCGAACGGCATCACGAAGATATTGGGAAATACATTCGATCCACTGGTTGCTCATTTAACTCTATGAGCTTATCGGTAGCGCCTAACTCAATGGTAACGGGGTCGTTTGGAGTCATCGGCAAAGACTTGACCACTTCTGCTGCTGCAATTAGTGGCGCAACCTATAGTGCCGAAACGACCACTGCTCCTTTTGACAGCTTCACGGGATCAATCACTGAAGGCGGATCAGCAATTGCGGTTGTTACAGCGCTTGAATTGAACATTGATAACGGCATGGAGTCACAATACGTTATTGGGGACGCTACAACGCTTCAGCCGCCTTTGGCTAAGTCAACGGTAACGGGTTCAGTGACGGCATACTTTGAAGACACAACTCTGATTGATAAATTCATCAACGAAACCGCCTCAAGTATGCAATTCACGCTGACCGATGCTGCTGGCAATGATTACATTTTTGATCTGCCCAACATCAAGTACAACAGCGGCAACCCTGAAGTGGGTGGGCCTGGCGCAATCACGGTCACTTTGGACTTCATTGCTTTGTATGATGCTTCTACTGGCAGCCAGTTAAAGATTACAAGACAAGACGCAGCATAACGGAATTAAAGCGAGGAGAGTCGCGTGGACGTAAAGAATCTTTACACATTAGAAGCACACGAAGACGGGGCCGAGATCCAGATCAAAAGCCCCGCCGACAATGAACCCACAGACTTTTACATAAAGGTCAAAGGGGTTGATTCTAAGGCATATCGTGAAGCGGTCAGAAAGTATCACCGCAAGCTGCTAAACGATGAAGAAGGTGGCGAGATTGATTTGCTAACGGCGGTCACAATCGGTTGGCGTGGGTTAAAGAGCGGGAAAGATACCGTTGAATTTAGTCCAGAAGCCGCCAAAGGGCTGTACGAAAATGCGCCAAGCGTGGCGACGCAAGTTGATAGATTTGTAGCTGACAGGGTAAATTTTACGAAAGGTTGACCAGTGAAATATCCGCGTATGCCAAGTGGGAGTTTTGGGCATCTGGATACGATAAAGGCTCAAAGGTCAGCCGATTACAAAACCTCAAGCAAATAGAAAAGTCGATTGGTAAGCCGCCAAAGCAATTAGCAGAACGACCAGAGTTGAGGGCTGAACTGGCTTATTTGTGGGCTTTGTTTGTGTCATTAAAAAATGCAAGTGAAGGAGCCATTAGCTATAATCAAATCAAATCGTACATGGATATCTACGGCGATTTAACCGCATTTGAAGTTGACCTGATAAGAGAATTGGATCAACTTTCATACCAAGAGGCTTACGCAAATGGCTGACATAGCATCCTTAATAGTTGAAGTTAAATCTGACGGGGTTCAACAGACCGATAAAGATTTAAAAAACCTCGGCGATCAAGCGACCAAAACAGCCACGCAAACTGAGCAAGTAGCTAAAAAAGCCAAGGTTGTAAAAGGTAACTTTCGCGCTATGCGCGGATCTACTCAGCAAGTTTCCTACCAATTGCAAGATATTGCAGTCCAAGCCCAAATGGGCACAAATGCTTTCACAATTCTTGGCCAACAGGGGCCGCAATTAGTTTCTGCCTTTGGTCCAGGCGGAGCGGTTGCGGGTGCTGTCATCGCGTTTGGTGCAATTTTAGGGGGCTTGGCATATAAATTATTGACCGCTGGGAAGACATCGGAAGAACTTGGTGAAGCAATACGAGGGTTAGGGCTAGAATTTAATGAGTTGAGCGCTGCTCAGCAAGAATTAATCAGAAACCTTAACGATATAGAAATCAGAAGGCTAACAAAAGAAAACGAAAAGTTAGCGGAAGCAACGAAAACGACCACGGGCGCTTTAGGTCTTGCGGCCGCAATGAGTCAAAAGGCTACTGATTCATTCGATGACATGAATGGGTCTTTGAACAGAAATCAGGTCCAAATAGGCTTGAACGAAGCAGCGATTAAAAAGCTGACCGATGAAAATAGCGGCCTTTCAGAATCAACGCAAAAATTAATTGATAAGTTAGATAAAGAATTGTCCGTAATGGGACTTAGCAACAGAGAAAGGGACATTGAATTAGCAAAAAGAAGGCAAGCTAGTGATGAGCAAATCCGAGAGATAAATCTGCTTTATGATTTGATTGAAGGCAAAGAAGGGGAAATAGAAGCCAGAGATAAGAATAAAAAAGCGTTGGAAGCTGAATCAAAAGCAAGAGACGCAGCAATAAAGACAGCCGAAAAGCAAGCAGGTAAGAGATTGGAAGCCGCTTTGGCCGCTAATGATACTCAGATCCAAAGCCTAGAAAGAAACCTAACCAAGCAATTGGAATTGTTGGAGCAAGACAGGCTTGCGGCAATGGCGGCAGCAGAAGCTAAAGGTCAAGAGACTCTTGCCATTGAATTACAATACCTTGATGCAAGGGTGGCATTACAGGAATCTACCGAAGGCAAAATAGCCGACGTTAAAGAACGATTTAGACAAGAAGAACTTAGAAGGCAAATGATAGCTGACCAAGAAAGAATAGAAAGTCAGCAAAATGTAACCAATTCGTTGTTAATGGCTGAAGATGTATTGCTTCAAGGAAAGTCAGAATCAGTCAAGGCAGCGGCAAGAATAGGCATCAATTTAGCAAATCAAGAAAAGCGAGAGAACGCTACAAAGATTATATCCGACTCATACGCGGCAGCTATGGGTGCATACAAAGCGCTTGCTGGCATTCCAGTTATTGGCCCAGCATTAGGTGCTGCGGCTGCTGGAACTATCTTGGCGGCAGGTACAGCTTACGCCACGCAATCATTAGCGGGCAGAGCATTAGGCGGTCAAGTTAGAGGCGGTGAAAGTTACCTTGTTGGCGAGCGCGGGCCAGAGCTGTTGACAATGGGTGGGTCAGGTCGTGTATCGAGCAACGATCAATTAAAGAAAGCAATGGGTGGCGGCGAAAGCATCCAGATTGTTAATAACGTGGATGCAAGAGGTTCAAGCGCGGATGTCGACATGAAAATCCGTTCAGCAATGCAGCAAACAAGCCAACAGACCGTTGCGACCATACAAGATCTAATGAGACGAAGAAGGTTTGTTTAATGACAACTTACATATTCCCATCCATAACGCCGTCTAAAAGCACTTTTGAGCTTGTGACCAATACAAGGGTCTTCCAAAGCCCGTTGACTAATTCAATTCAGACGACAGCCAGAAAAGGCTCACTTTGGCGAGCTTCATTGCAATTTGACAACTTGACTGGTGATGATCGGGCCGAGATGCAAGCGTTCTTGACTAAGCTAAACGGTCAGCAGCACAGGTTCTATTTGCAAGACCATGCTTTCGTGCGTCGAGGTAATGCGCCAGCGGTTAGCGATAACATCGTGGTCAATGGGGCGGGGCAAACTGGCTCAACGCTTAACATTAGAGACGCAAATTTGACGGTGACGGACTATTTTAAGGCTGGTGATTACATAGCGTTCAACAACGAGCTTCACATGGTAACGGCAGCTTGCAGCTCGACAGGAACAGGAACAATTGCAATTCCGATTGCGCCACCGATCAGAAAGCCTACCGATGACGGCGATGCCATCGATTATTTGTACCCAGTTTTAGGCGTGTTCATTCTAACAAGCGCAACCTCATGGGATAACAGACCGCCAATATTCAGCAGTTTTACTATTGAAGCAATGGAAGACGTACTAGCATGAGCCGAGGGTTTCCGACAGCCGTAGCG